GATTCACATCCAAGACAATAGTTACCGGAATATTTTTTCTTGTATATATCTCCTCTAGATTGAAATCTGTTCCAGATTATCTGGACTTTCTCGTGATGTGATTTTTCTGATGTTTTATAAAATGAATCATAATTAATCTCAAATTTTTTACAAAAATCTAACCAAACTTCTGTTAGTTTTTGTATATGATCCTGAGGTGTTATTCCTAATTCTTGAGATTTTGACCAAACTTTTAAACCATGCTCATCCAATCCAATATTGAAATGTACATCAGTTTTAGTTTTTAAAAATCTTGAAATAGAATCCGCTAATATAAACTCAAAAGCGTGACCAATATGTGGTTTAGAGTTTACATATGGTAGTGTCGTGGTTAAAAATGTAGGTGTATTGAAGGTCATTATATTTTATTAAGACAAAGATAGTAAAAAAATTCAATTTATATAAGTATTTAATAAACTTTTTTTAATTGGATTAATATAAATAATAATTAGGTAAAAACCTAATATAAAAAGAAATAAAAAGCAAAAAATGGCAAATGAATTAGATGACTTATTTAGTGGCAATCTAGATGGAAAAATGGATTTCCTAAATGAAAAGAAACAAGTAAATGCTGATGGTATTTACAGAATCGATCTTTCTAAAGTGAAAGATAAAAAGAAAGGATATCGTTCCGTGGTACGTTTCCTTCCTAACTTAACAAAAGAAGGTAAAGTTGGACAAGCAGCAATTGAAAAAATTACACACTACGTTGATATTAAAAATGCAAAAGAATTATCTGGATGGTTTGATTCAGCTAAAAACTTTAATGAGAAATGTCCTTTGACTGATCTTTATTATAACATGATAAATTCTAAAAATGCAATTTTACAAGAAAAAGCTAAATGCTTAAAATATTCTAAGAAATACTATTCTTATGTATTAGTTCTTGAAGATGAAAACCAACCGGAATTAGTTGGTAAGGTTATGATTTTCCAATATGGCAAAACTATTAAGGATAAAATTTTAGCTGAAAAAAATGGAGAAATCTCTGGTGTTCCTTGTAATGTATTTGACTTAGCAGCAGGTAAAGATTTTGTAGTATTGGTTAAAGAAATCCAAACTGGTGATGATACTTATCCAGATTACAAAAACTCTATGTTCAAACCAGAAACTTCTTCTCTTCCAATTTACTTTGAAGATAAACAAGCTTTCAAGAATGTTCCATTAACAGATGGTCGTGTTGATGCTAAAGCTCAAGTAATGGTTAAAGATTTCTTAATGAAGAGAGATCACGAATTAGAAGAATTTGCTCCAAAAAGATTAACAGAAGAGCAACAATCTAAGATTAATGAAATTAGTGCTTATTTAACTGGTAAATCAAGTGGTAACTTCGGAGGATCTAAAGAATCAAAACCTTCTTCTGATGACTTTGAATTAGATGGTGTAGTAACATCAGGTTCTAAAGAAGTTAGTTCAAGTTCAAATGAAGATGACTTCTTTGCTGACTTCAATTAAGAAATAGTAAAATAAATCCCCTTTCAATTGAAAGGGGATTTATTTTTTTATATAGATAAGAAATATACAACTAAATATTGGTTTTCTATATAAATATAAGAAAATTATTTTAAAAACATGGACTATAAAGGTAAAAAATTTACAGATTTAACAACCGGGAAAATTGTTGAGGTTAAAGACCACTTTGAGGATGTTGCTGTATTAGATAACGGCAGTAGAATAAGAGTTAATAGATTGCTTGATAAAAGTTTTTTTGAAGATTATATTGATCCTCAATCATTCTTCAAGAATGACAACCTATTAAATACTTTTGCTCAGAAAATTCGTCAGATTCCAGAAAGTGTTATTCAAAATATGAATGAAAGTGCTACTAATCAACAACAAGATCTTAATAATATTAGTGGTTCTACTTCTGTTAATCCAATATTTGATGAACCAGCTGTTTTTCAATCTGATCCAGAATTAGAAAAAGAAGAATTAATGAGAAAATATGGAATCAAAAATAATCCAAATGCTACTCCAGTTAATCCAATTAATGCTGCTCAACAACAATTAGAGAAATTTAAAAATTTATTAGAAGAACCTAATCAAGAAGAACCAGTTCAAAAAGTTGAAATTGAAAGAGATGAACAAGGAGAAGTTACGGAAGTTATTGTAAATACTCCTAAACAAGTACGGGTTGATAGAGAAGTAATACAACCAGTTCAAAAAGTAGATGATCCTATTATAACTATGTTTAAGAATGTTAAACGTAATACAGATTTTAAAATTGAATTAATAATTGAGAATAAAATTCCAAGAGCTGACTTTATTGAGATGATGGAGGATTCTTATAATACGAGTATTATTGATTTCTTAGCTCAAGAGTTTACGGATAATCTTTTAAAGAATCCAGATATTATTAAGGAGAAGATAAAAGATAAAATAAATAGTATTGTATATAAAAAAGAATCTAAGGTTGAGAAGATAAATGATGTATCTAATTCTCCATTAAAGGATGTCAATCCTCAAATTACGGATGGTGTTACGCAGACTAAACCTGTTAGAAAGCCAAGACCTAGTACATCTAAGGGTGAAAAAGGTTTTGAAAAAACACCTAAAAAAGAAACTTCTAAATAATGATTGATAAACAATTAATTGAAAGTGCTAAACTTATAAGAAACGACTTTCTTACTTTAACTAATAATTTGAATAAATATTATGATGAGGTAAAAGAATTAGGTATTTTTTTCTTAAAAAAAGCAGATGAGTTAAGAGAATATAATGATAAGTCAGTTAAGAAATTAAAAAATAAAAGTGATTTATCCACGGTTACTAATCATATTTTAAAAGAAATTTCAGAGATTGAAGATGAAGAAAAAAAATTAGCTAAAAAAGTTGAGGAAATTAATCAAAAAATGGAAAAGCTAAAAAGGGATGAAATGATTTTATATCAAACTATAAAACAACGATATCCTCATCTTTCGGATGAACAAATAAAAAAAGAAATACACTCTCATTTAGATAAATAAAAAATAAACCCTTCTTATTAGAAGGGTTTATTTTTTAATATATAATCCAAAATCTTTTTGGTAAATGAAACTATCTAAATTTGTAAAAGCTGATAAAAATATACTCATAGAGTATATCTATGATGATGGTAATAATATCAGTGATTCATATAAGATATTGCTTAATTCTAAGAGTAATTCATATTCTTATATTGCTGGTTCATCTAGTATAACCGGAAATACACCAGGTAATCAATTATTTAAAATTGATGGTGTTACTAATAATTACGGATTAGTAGATACTACAAATTATAGTTTTTTACAATTAAAAGATTATGCTTCTGGATTTCCGGTTAGACATGATACAATTAAAATTCACTTACCGGTGAATTATACATTTGGTGAATATATTGGATGTTATTTTAGAATTTTTACTTTTGATTATAATAATAAAATTACTTATGAGTTATCAAATTTCTTTTTTGATGCTACTAATATAGATCAATCTTATTTACTAAACTACACATCTCCTCCTTTATTATATCAGGAAAAACTTTGGGGTAAAAATATAACAATAAATGTACCATCTACATTTGCGGTTTCTAACCAAAGAGTTAATGGTTCTACTAAAGTTGATACTATTAACTTTAATTTGACTAACGGAACAGGTTTAAGTCTTAATGCTCCTATATTTATTGATTTTCATTTTTTAACTAGTAGAAAAACAATTAATAGTGTAACTACTTATTACCTAACAGCCAAGACTCCTATTAGTTTACCACAAACACCTGAATTTGAAAAATTAGGTGTTAAAATTGAACATTCTGCTAACGGTGATTTCTTTGATATCTATGGCATTTATAATGATAATATTGCAGAATTTAACTCATTTATAGTAAATTCGGTTTTTTTGGGAAACCGATATTATGTAACTTATACTATTACACTATATGAACAAAATATTAGAGGTAAAACATTTACTATTACGGTAACAGATAATTTTAATGAAAAAATTGAATATCGTCCTATCATAAAATATTCAACCACAACAGCTATTATTGATGTTGAAATGAGTGTAATTGATGCAGTAGATAACTCTTCTATATTTAGAAAAGCATCTTATGGTATGTTACAGGATGAGGTTGCTAAATATAGCTTAAATTTAACTAAAATCAATATTGCAAATGCTCATAAGCCTAAAATTTATAATGTTAAATCACCAGAAGGTGCTGGAATATTTGGAAATACAAAAGTTAATAATAATGTTTTAAAGCCTCAAGTAGTTATTGAAACAGTATCAATTAATAGTACAGTTCTTGCTGATAGATTTAATGTAGTTGCTAAAAGTGATAATGTACAATATGGTAAAGATACATTTTTTGGTATAGGTAAATTATTATTAAAGATTTATCCATTTGATAATGTTATCCAAATTTCAATTGCTCAAAATGTTAGTAATGATCAAAAAAATGTTGATTCCGGAAATGGTTCTAAACTTGAATATGTTTATAAACCCGAATATATGGATATGAGTAATATGGGTGAAATTAAATTAGTAATCAAGAATGATAAAATATCAAGTGATTTTGGTTTATACTTAGCTTCCAATTCAGTTGACTTATCAACCGGTAAATTAGTATTTAAAGTAACCGCAAGTAAAATTGCTGATATTAGAAAAATATATGACTCTGGAGTAAATATTTTTTATATTACATCTAAATTAGATACAAATACGACAGTTGTTTATAGTGGATTATTTAATATGTATGATTCAAATAACAACGTCCAAAGTTTAAATAATGCAGTAGCTCAAATACAATCAGGATTAGTTAATCCATCTCAACCAACTATTATTAATGATCCAAACAGTGTAACTAAAGCTACAGCGATAGTTACTAGAAAAATTGTAAGTGGTAATTTACCATTAAGTGGTACTGTTTCTACAGCTAATGGTGCTTCTGTTAAAACACCTATAAACTCATCAACTGTTCAATCACAAAGTACTTCACTTAGCGCATCAACAAAAATTGGTGGAGTTACTTATACAATAAATAGTGATAGTAGTATTACAATTGATGGATATACTTGGCAATATTCACAATTAATGTCTGTGTTGAAGTCGATGAATATCATCACATCAAATGTTAAAAATTTAAGCATACAAACCGATTCTTTATATGCTGATGGGAAGCTATTAGGCAAATTACCATCTATAAATTTAGCTTTACAAAAAGAGTATATAACTGATTCGGATAAATTACAAACACATACTTTAACTGTTAATAATTTTAAAAATGGCACATCAACTGGTGGTAAATCAACTGGTAGAGCTTAAAAAATAATATTTAATTATGAGAATTTCTAGTCAAGGTTCACAATTCATCTTTAATCTACCAAGTGATTTTTTGCCACAAGAGATTATTAATACATATACCCCGATTCTCGAAAAGAATTGGATTCAGTACGAAAACGTAATTGATTACTTAAATTCAACTATTAAGTCAATTAATTATCCAGGATTAAGTATTCAAACTCCTGAGCAACATTTAATTCGTGGTAAAGTTAGAGCATATAAACCAGCGACTAACGTACAAGATATTCTTGCATCACATGAATTAGAAGTTGTTTTTAGAAGTGTAGATGCTGATTTAAATTACTGGTTATCATATGATTTATTTTCCAAACATTATCTAGATGTTGAAAATCTTTATATAAACCCATTTATGGTAACCGCGGTTGATATTTGGAGAGACGCTATTTATAGAATCAAATTTATGGAGTTGATTGCTATTTCTTTGAGTGATAATACCTTTGATTATTCACAACAAAAAACAAATGCCAAAGAATTTACAATGAGGTTTAAGTTTAACTTTACTGATGTTGAATTTTTATTAAATAAATCAAAAGTATTGGAAACAACTAATATACCAACTATTATTCAGAAGATTTAATCTTTTCTAAGATAGATTTAATCTTATCCGACCTGATTAGTGGTCTACCTTGGTTCATTATTGTGAGCATCAATCGACTTTGTTAATTCATCTGTTAATATTTTAGAAAGTTCTTTTTCTACATCTATCCCATAATGATGTCCAGTTGAATAATGTTCACTTTTTACTTTTACTGAAAAATATTTACTCATAATAGTTTGTTATTTCATATCCACCATCTTGTAGGTACTTATCTTTAGCAAACAATTTGATATCTTCCTGTACCATCTCTGATACTAAGTCTTCAACTTTATACTTAGGTTCCCATCCTAATTTAGTTTTAGCTTTTGTATAGTCACCTATTAATAAATCGACTTCTGATGGTCTAAAATAAACCTGATCAATTTCAACTAAAACATCCCCGGTTTTAGAATTAATTCCCTTTTCATTTACTCCTTCTCCGATCCATTTGATATCAATATCAATCTCATTAAATGATAATTCTACAAATCTACGAACTGAAATTTTACGATTAGTTGCTAAGATATAATCATCTGGTTGTTCTTGTTGCATCATCAACCACATACCTTCTACGAAATCTTTTGCGTGGCCCCAATCTCTTTCAGCATCTAAGTTACCAAGATATAATTTATCATTAAGTCCGTGATGTATTTTAGCAACCGCTCTTGTAATCTTTCTTGTTACAAATGTTTCTCCTCTGACTGGAGATTCGTGATTAAATAAAATACCAGAACAAGTGAACATACCATATGATTCTCGATAATTCTTGGTAATCCAGTGTGCATATAATTTAGCAACCCCATATGGACTACGTGGATAAAATGGTGTAGTTTCTTTTTGTGGAACTTCTTGTACTAATCCAAACATTTCAGAAGTAGATGCTTGATAGAATTTAGTTTTCTTTTCTAATCCAAGAATACGAATTGCTTCTAATATTCTAAGTGTTCCTAATCCATCTGAGTTTGCTGTGTATTCGGGTGTCTCAAAACTCACCTTAACGTGTGATTGTGCGGCTAAGTTATAGATTTCATCAGGTTGTACTTCTTGAATAATTCTAATTAAATTAGTTGCATCTGTTAAATCACCAAAGTGTAAAAAGAAATTAGAAGAATCATGTTTATCTTTATAAAGATGGTCAATTCTATCTGTATTAAATAGTGAACTTCTTCTTTTAATGCCATGAACTATATAACCTTTTGACAGAAGTAGTTCTGCTAGGTATGATCCGTCTTGTCCGGTTATACCGGTTATTAATGCTCTTTTCATATCATTTATAATTTTCTATATAATCACTACAAATACCAATACATTTTGTAATATCATCATTATTTATTTCTGGCATGACAGATATACTTTTTTCGATTGGTTGTTTTCCGGGATAGGCCCAAATGTGATTAAGTGAAGTTAATGTTACTGTATCTGTTTCATGCCAAAAGTAGTTAAACTCATATTGACATTCTCTAAAAAAAATAATGGAGTCAATATTTTTACAGTGAATCCAAAGTTTAGTTATTCTATCTCTAAACCATCTAAGGTCAACACCATATTGTGGTTTATCATGTCCCAAATATAACACACCATCAACATACCAAACATCAATTTCAACATCATAACCTTTAAAAATCGCTAAATCAATATAAGTAGGTTCATTTTCATATGATTCAAATCTACCATTAATATTTCCTCTATGCGCTATTAGTATCATAAAATTTATTAAATCTAATATCTATTATATTAAATAATTTGTCATAGTTTAAATGGCAGTAGTCGGAAAAATATTCCATTTTTGTTAACCCATCATTATTTATCAATTGGTCAATAATTGAAATATGTGGTATATTATTTTCTTCACATTTATCTCTCATTTTACTATCCCATAGTTTACTTATTATATTTCTTGTTAAACAGTCTCCAAAGATAGGTTGTGATGGATCATTGCTATGTGGATCTGTTGTTGATGGGTGCCCGCCCCAACCTATAACTCTATAACCCATTTTAGATAAAGAAATGTGTGTATTGAAAAACCGGTCAATACATTCTGATACAATATCATTAATTGGAATATTTCTCTCATTTGATTGGAGTGGTAGATGCCATCTACAATCGACTTCACCAACTACTAATAGTATGTAGTCTTTTTCTTTATTTATAGCTGAGTTATTAATAGCATTTATTAAATTTTGGTAATGGTGTTGCATGAAATTATATGCTATAACTGGACCTAAAGAAAAACTTATGAAATTTTTATTTTTATTTTCTCCTATACCAATTGTGCCGGGTGATGAATTTGTAAATAAATGAGCATGACTATTACCAAACGTATATATCATAGATTTTTAATATATTTTTTATTGATGTAAATAACATCAATTTCACCAATATTTGATTTCAAATACTCATATGGTATATCATCAATTCCAATATCCATTACTTCTTTATGAGCGAAATGGTATGATATGATTTCGATAAATCCATATGATTTTAAGTATTCATCTAATTCATCTTTTATTGTCGAGTTCTCGTATATATGATCAATTCCTACTTCGGTACAAATTGCTTTTACATCGTATAGATATTCACCTATGCCACCAAAAACAACTTTTTCTGCTCCTTGTACATCAACCCAAAGAATGTCTATTTTATCAACGTTACTCTTTTTGCACCAATCATCTATTCTAATAATTTCAACTTCTATTTCAGACTGTTTCCAATCTCTACTTCTTATGTGATCGTTTATTTTATACAAGGATGATGATCCCACATTAACGTCTGATATAAAAAAACTAGCTTTCCCATCATAATCACCAACAGCTTTGTTGACTATTTCAATATTATATCCATTAACTACATCTGAAATCAAACCTATTTGATTTGGATTGGCCTCAAACGCCACGATTCTAGCATCTGGAAACCAATTTCTAAATTCTACACTTTGATGACCATCTCTACTTCCTATATCAAATATACACCTGATTTCATCAAAGTTTATATGAGATGATATGACCTCTATAAAATTAAATGTCCAGTATATATTTATTGGATATCCTGTGATATACTTATCGATATCAACATTATTAATGTATTTGATATTTTCAATTATATTGGTTTCTATTTTTCTATATTCTAGTGGAAATACAATTGGTTTATTCTTCATGAAATGTTTTTATATAAATTTTTGTTTTATTGGATATATATTCTATGTGTTCATCTGCCATAAAATGTAATCTAGTTATTCTATCACCTAATATATCTAATAGATTGCAATATTTATCAATGTTTATGTCATTTATTGATGAGCATATATACTCAAAGTTTGTGTTTCCTATTCTACTATTTTTCATGCTTTCTGATAATGACTCATCTAAAATAGAGTCTATGTCAATACATTCAGTAATATTATTTTTTTCTATAAACTGACAGTATAGTTGATATTCAAAGAATATTGTTGATGATAACATTTCATATGTATTGGAATACTTTTTTTCTAAATATAAGATTAGAGATTTGCATATTTCATAGTCAAAATACCAGTAGCTCTTAATGAAGTACCATCTGTTTGAAATATGGTCAATAATATTATTTAAATCATTAATCATATTAGACTGTATAAATTGAGTTTTATTTTCAGTATAATAAATTTTATTATCTATATTTTTGAAAATATCACTCATATAAAAGTTTTTTATACATATATTTTCCGAATCCATCACTATTGCATTTTTTTCAATGTATAGAATACTTAAAAGTTTTTTTAGAGATTGATGTGAATATTTATCAATATATTTAACTTTTGTCTTGTATATAGAATATACAATTTCGTCATAATTTAATATTTCCACAAAGCTATATGATTTTAAATCATTAAACAGTTCTATATTATGATTATCAACTACAAAGTATATTTTAGTTTGATCCTTATCGAGACAATGTGTATCATAACTATTTAGAAAACTTCTATTAAACTTGATATGCTTTTCATATGATGGTATTATAATATTCATTATGACTTTTTATAAAAATTTTCCATATAGTAATTTAAATCCTCTGGTGTGCCCAATCCCCACATTTTTTCCACATTGAATATTCTTATTTTCTTATTATCCTCAATAGCTTGATTGAAGACTGGACAAACATAAAACTCATTATTCACTCTTATATCCTTTGATATCATTCTCTCAGCATACTTAACAAAATCAGACCCATGCTTCCAGTAATAATAACCAACAGTTGCGATATTGGATATTGGGTTTTTCTCAGCTACCTCTGTTGCATACCCATTTTCATCTATTTTAACAAAGGACCATTTTGGGTGTGTTGCTTCAAATGTTACTATTCCACCATCGGAATCTGTTTCTTGCATTTTATACATAAACTCATTTGAATTCCATTCTACAAATTGGTCGGAGTTAGCAAATAATAATGGGTAATCATTATTTATATGTTCCTTTGCTAAAAGAGCAGTACATGCTGCTCCTTCTGTTATTCCATCGACTTCTACAATCTTACAGTTTGGTGTTATTAAATTTAATAGTGTATCTAAATTATACTTTTCTCTGTGAGACTTCTGAACAACATAAATATAGTTTGCTTCTATATTTAAATTTTCAACAACTACTTGTATCATTGGTTTATTTTTAACATCTATAAGAGGCTTGGGGAATGTAAATCCGGCTTTTTCAAATCTGGATCCAGCTCCAGCCATTGGTATTAAAACGTTTAATTTATTATCGGTCCATCTAGGCATATGTTTAGTGTTATTTTTTTCTATTTCTTCTATTCTGTTGGTTATATTTTTATAATTGACATCTGTTGGGTTTAAAACCCTTAAAATATTTGATTTAGTTCGATGAGCAGCTAGTAGACCATATGGTGAATCTTCAATAATTAATGTCTCCTCTGGTGTTACTCCAATCTCTGATATTGCTTTCCAATACATTTCTGGATGAGGTTTACTATTCTTAACATCTTCATTTGATATTATCACATCAAAATATTCTATTATATTTAGTTTTGATAGAACCATGAGTACCGTTTTTCGGATTGAGTTTGAACAACATGCTATTTTATACCCATCTGATGATAATTTTGATATAGTTTCAACAAGTTTATCATTTATATCTATATTTTTAAGGCTTTCAATTGTTAATCTTTGTTTTTCTACCCAAATACTTTTATAGTGATCAGCTGAGAGACCCTTCTCTTTTGTTAACATCTCCAATTTCTGGTTAGTTTTTAGACCATCATACTTATTTAAGTGTTCATCCCAGGTTATGATGTATGATTTATCAATTTTTGATAATGACTCATTTAATGTATCATAATGTATTTTCTTAGCCTCAATTAAAACGCCATCCAAATCGAAGATTATTAGTTTCATTTTTTATTTTTATTTTTTCTGATATTTTACCTTATATCTTTTATGTATATAGCAGATAGACTTTTAAATTTATTTAACCTAATAATAGACCTATCATTTATAACATAATTAAGATTATCTCTTATTCTTTTTGACCACTCAACATCTTCTCCCTCTCCCCATGAGAGATTTTCATCTAGTTTATTTTTCAACATGAATTCTTTTTTGGATATCCAATAGCTACCGGATATGTACATATATTCTACTTTAGAGTAATCATAATTTGGTAAGATTATTGAGTGACCATTTCTAAAGCAAATATCTGGATCATCCCATGCACACCAGTCTCTAAATCTACTCCCATCTGAATTTAGAATTCTGTTCATACAAACATCAAAAAATTTTACATCTTTTTGATTTTCATACCAATCCGGGTCTAAGAGTAGATAGTCGTGCATATAGATTATATTTTCATATTTCGCATTTTCTGTTATTATATTTTTCTTCCTTGTTATCCAATTAGTCTTTATGCTTTCATCAAATTGTATATGATTTATTTTACTATCCATGTATGTATTCTCACCACCAACAATTATTATTTCAAAATTTTCAATATTTTGGTTTTTTATTGAATCTATAACTATACTATTTACTCTATTAGATGTTATTATACCAAATGTGCAATCCATATTATTAATTAATTTTTATTCCTCTATATAGTTTATAGAATGAATTTATATCGCTATTTTCCTGTATGTCTGATATGAATTGGTAATCCACACTATCACATAGTTTTGGATTACTACCATCAAATACATGGTGCATAAAGGTAAGAGGATGTGAAAGTAAATTATTTTTCAAGTAATAAGACCTGTCTAAATTATTTATAACATTCATAAATATCATTTTGTATTTTGATGGAAAAGCAAAAAAGTTGTCAGTTACAAATCTTACATTTATATCATTAACCACTCTATCCCAGTTTCCCTTCTCTCTAAATAGAAAATTAAATTTATTATAGTCTATATTAAAATCACTTATATTCTTATTAAAGAATATGTCAAATCTAGTACATATGATAAAATCAACATCATCATCAACATTATTCAATGCTTTTATATATGTTCCTCTCTGTGTGTTTTCATCAATATTTAGAAAAAGCGACTTTACTGGATTATATGCTTGAATTATATCATCATTAAATTGTGAATTATATGTAGTTATGTAATATCTGACATCAATTTCTTTAAAGAAATTTTTAATATTATCAACACAATTTCTCCAATCTCTTTTTTGTAAAGAATTGCCATCATAGTATGACATGCCTATTAAACAAACTGCTATCCTCATATTTTATATAAATTTTTTATGAAACAATAGTCTTCATCAGATAACAATTTATAAGTATGTGGCGATCGGTTCCAATTTTCTAATAACATACCTTTTGTGAATATGTGAGTAAAGTCAGTAATCGCTGGTATAGTTCCAAAACAATCGTATCCATCGTCAATTGATAATAGATGTGAATCAACTTCCCATTGCCACAAATTATCGAATAAATTCAAATATTTGAGGAAGTATTCCTTTTTCCAAATAGAATTTGTTGCTGACATTTTATGCCTTTCACCTTTAATGTTTTTGTAAACAGTAAACTCATTTTCAGTACACACAACTTCATGTTTTCTAAAAGTATTATCCAATGTCAATCCAAATCTTCCGATATTACCATTCTTTTTCATATAATTCAAGATGTCTTGAATCATATTCACATTGACTTTTTGAAAAATAGGTTTATCATCAACCTCAAATATAAAATATTCTTCCTCTGTTTTTTCAAAAAAATTAAAAAGACTTCTACAAACAATATCAGGACCTAAATCTTTTCCCAAGGAAATAAATTCTACAAAGTCACTTTTTACAGTAGGTTCTGAGTAACCTAAAACAACTACTTCCGATTCAGGATAATACTTTCTGTAAAAGTATTCTACAAGAAGTATCGTCTTATCGACTAGTTTATCAGAGGTTAGTATATAATTTTTTATCATTTTAAAATTCAATTTTTATCCATTTTTCTTCTAAAAAAATCTTTGGTGTCCAATTCCAAATAACATCTTCGTAATAAATTGATGTGGCTTTGCTATTATAACCCAATATGAAAGAATAGGTACCCTTACTTAGAATTAAGTTGTCAAATGCCATTCCGAAAATTAAATCTTCCATCGGTGAAGAATGATACAGTTCTACCTGCAAAAAATTATTCAAAATTCTATTGATTTTAGGATGATTTGGTGAATCTGTAATTAAATAACCTTTTTTCAATCCCCTTTTTTCTAAAATATTGATAGCTTTCTCGAAATACTCATAGGGACAATCTCCAAAAATACTCTCAACATCTCCTAATCGATAGTGAATTGAAAATTTATCGTTATGTTTCATCTCAACTTCCAAAAATCTCTTCTTAATTTCTTTCTCATATTGATTGAAAAATTCTTTCATTTGAAAGTAACCATCAAAATGGTATTTTTTATTTTCAATTTCATTAGAGTTTAAAAGATCCATAAAATTTGTCTCGTTAACAATAATAGGTTCTGAATCAAATTCGTTTTCACCATAAATTGTCTTTATTAAAGGCTCAAAATTATTTCTATCATTAATTTTTAAATTGAATTTCTCACCAAAAATAGAAGCAGCTAAGTATTGAATTATATTATTACAGAGTCTACCATTATATTGAATAGTAATCATTCTATTATTTCAATTTTTTCATCTGAAAAGCTAACTAATCCACTTCCACTCCAATGCCCAATATCTGTCAAATCATATTTATCGTGGGTTACTGAGTTCCAGAAATTTTTCATACCTTCATTAAGATTGATATCATCGAATAAAACTATCCCTTTATAGTTTATTCTTTTTAATAATTCATAAAACCTGACTTCTTGAATCCCATCATGTGGATCGATGTCCAGAGAAATAAATTTTGCTGAATTTATTATTTCTTCATCTTCTAAATTTATATCTTTTGTAATATTTTTTAGATTTTCATATTTAAACCAATCACTGTGGAACTTTTGAACAATATCATATGTAAAAACTCTATTAGTTTTATTCTGCGATAGTGCTAAGGACGAATGACCTTGTGCGGTTCCAACATCAAACAATATTTCATCCTCATATAAGCTACTAAGGTAAACAAGTAGCCGGTAGTGTTCATTTTTGTTTTTTAGATAAGGATAATACATCAAATCAATCTGACTATAAAAATCCAATTCTATTTTGTTAATTTCACTTTTTATTATTCTCATAAATTTTCTATATATTTTTTTGATATTTCTGTTGTAGCCTGATTTTCACCTCTGGTTTGACCTACAAAAAGCGAATCAAATCCACTTCCAATATCCAACAAGGTAACTTTAGTATTATGATTTAGAATCCTATATATTAAATAGGGAGACATTGGACCCACACTAAACAAAATTATTGAATCGTCTTCAACTTCGACTAGAATATTTCCTAAGATTTCTTCAAAATTATTAAAAGCGTTAATCAAAGGAATTTCTATATATTTGTCTATATCCAAGACACAATTTATTTCTCTAAGTCTCCAAGGACCAACATAAATTTTTTTTCTCTCGGATTTTTTAATTTTTTGTAAGAATTTAAAAAGAAAATCATATTCCATATTACCCCAACCCATCATTATTAATTCGAATGGCTGAATTGAATTTAATTTTAAGTTATAATGATTTTTCAAAGAGTTAAAAAAAGATAAATTAATATCGTCGTTTATATTTATTGGTGGATTCGAAAAATACCAATCCGGAAAATAAACATATGGATTTTGAGATAAATACACCAGGGACTCTATCAATTTATTTCCTAAATCTAAAGACAGATCGTGTTGATCACAATTTTTTCCACCTCTTCTTGCCATACAGATTATCTCACCATCCCCATACTTAACGTGTGTAAAATTTTCTTTTTTTTCAATTTTATCCGAATACATTTTCAGATTTTTTTCTAAAAGTTCTTTTCTCATCTTAAACATTTCTTTTTATCCAATTTTTTCCGTCATAAACACAAGTTTGTATTCCTAGAAATTTTTGTGGTGGTAGTATTAAACATCTTTTATTTAATTTCATGAAGTTAAATAATTCCCATTCAATACAAATATTTGTCTTGAATTCTGGTGGTTGATTTTCACAACCCACATACTTATAGAAATCTTTTAGAAGTTTGATTTTTATTTTGAACCAAAAAGTATGAACACCAGTCGGTAGATTCGGATAGATATCGCTATCATCTTTGGCCACACAATCAAAATCGTTATATTCATTGATATTTAGGTTCTGAAGTTTATACCTACCACTCATTTTATAAATAAAATCTTCTTCATCTGATTCGATATTTTTGATTATTTCGATAAGATGTGATATCTCATTCATTCCTTTGTTTAAAAAGGTATTTTCTTTTTGAGAATAAAAAACTCGAAACCCACTCTGTTCTAAGTAATCAAAATTTTCTTTTACTCTTGTCTCTAGGATAACTACCTCGTCAAAAAAATTTGAAAAATTTTTTAAAATTTCAAACGAATTTTTATATTCCTCTATTCGACTTGCAAAGTCCATATTAATTTCTGAACACTCTTTTGGTTCAAGATGAGCCGTAGTAACGATTAAAATATTTCTTCCCATTTCGTTTTATATTCTTTGTAATCTTTTTTGTTTGCTAAATAATTTTTATTAAAAAAATAATTTAATTCCGTTTCAGAAATCGAATAATCTCTGCTAAAAAAAACTTTTTCTCTGGAAAAAATATTTTTACAAAAATAACTATCCAAAACAATAGGAATGCACCCACAATAGATGGCTTCCCAATTTCTATGACAATCTATTCCGTTACCAGGAGGTGATATTATATACTTATATTCTTTTAATTTTCTAAGATAATTTTGATAGTCTCCTCCATTTCCAACCATTTCATAATCTACTTTATCTTTAAGTAGGTCAAATATTTTTTTTCTTTCCGGATTTGTGTTTGGGTTAAAGTTCATATAAACCAATTTGTCTCTTTTAATATCAGAACTCATTATATTATATAAACTTTCTTGTTTTTTTTGTTCAGGGAACCATCTAACTCTTTCTAAACCAATTGGTAAGCTTTTTACTACATCAGTTTCAATATAGTTGTAATTCTGGCACCACAATTTTTCAACATTTTTTGGAATATATGGTAATAATTCTTGTCCAAATGTCGCATCTGAATTATGAGCAATTATTCTACACTTTTGATTTGGAAATCTTCTAATTTCATTAAGTAGATATCCTATACGATGTGTTTCTATAAAAAAAATAGGATTTTCAAATTTATCAAATACTGATTTTAATATTTCATAACTTGGTTGTGTCATATTATTTGAATACATATCACCAAAAGAGTAGTCAGCTAATGACTCAAAAAAATCACCATCAATAAAATTATACATTGTAATAAAAGTTTTTTATTTCCTCGCTACAAGAATCTATAATTTCCTTCATTTTATTTAATTGTGGAATGTCTAATTCTAATAATTTTTTTAACTTATCTCCTCTTAGGTTTGTTGGTTCGCCTGCCCATTTAGTTTCACTGTTTATTATCTCTAACATAGTTGAATCGAAATTAGATATATCAATTTTTTGTTTATAGTAATCTTGATTATATGATTCACATTGAATTAATGGGTTACCAACCTTGTGATATTGAGTACTTATAGGTGAGTCTAAAAATCTTTGTTTGGTCCATACTGGGTTTTGAACAAACATATTTATCAAAGAACTTTGATCCAATCCCCAGCTGCCATTTTTAAAATGATTATAGTACATTTCAAATGTAATATCTTTTATAAAATCCACCTTTTTTGGTCTAAATCCACATAATCCAGCTAATATTATAGTGTGTGGTATGATGTGGTTCGTGTGTGTTCTTAGTGTACTAACATAAAATCTATCTTCATTTAGGAAGAATAAAGTTGATCTTATCTCATCTTCATTTGGAATAGAGTCAATATCTCTACATAATACAACATCGGATTCCTTATTAAATAGTGGTTTATATCTCCACATAGTTGGTTCGGTATCTCTATAATCATATGGCATAAATACTAATTCTACATTTTCCATCTTTTCTGATATTTTTTCTAATATCTCAAATAGTGGATTGTTTTTAATCTCATTAGATAGATGAATTTTTATTTTAGCATTTGGATAAACAAGTGAGTTTACCGCCATTGATGCTGGTATATTATACCAATATCTTTCTTGAGTATTGTATAAATCCCAAGTTCTCATTTCTTTATGTAAGCTTTTTGGTGTAAAAAAGCAATAACTTATTATTAATGATTCCATTTCTTTCATTTCTTTTTACCAATAACATCCACCTTCTACAAGATCTCCATTAGTTGGTTTTTCCTCTTTACTTGGTCTTATCCAATTTTCATTATAGAATTTAGTTACACCTGAATCAGTGTCCCATCTTTTACCTTTTATTCCAAAGTAAAGTTGAAGACCACCACCTACATAAATAGAAGACTTATTTAATTTGTGATAAATAAAATCACAAAGTGGAAGTCCATATGCTCCACAACCTAAAAGGGCAACATCAAAATCTATTTTAGATATATCATCGCACATAGTATCAAATGATACATACCAATCTTTATGTGGTCCTTTCCCACCTATCGATTGTACTGATTCATAAGTAATATATGTTGCATCAGGTAATACATCACTATTTTCCCAAATATTATTCTTATTCTCTAATTGAGAATCAATACTTTTTTTCAAAGGACTTATAATAAGTATTTTCTTTCCGGTTAAATTTTTTGTCCAAGGATTGTTACTTCTGAAAGATTCTAAAGCACCTGGATCTATTAATGTTTTGTTTTCAGGTATTAAAAAGTCTTCTAATTCAATAAATCCTTGAAATCCCCAATAGGCATTTAAGTCACAACTATCACAAGCTGACTTATACATAGTGGCGTATCTCCTAAAGTCCATTGTTCCATAGAATCCAGCATTTACAAAAAACCAGTTTAATCCTTGTTGTGGTACTGGCTGGTTCACAAGAGTTAATACACTGACCAACATCTCAGCGGTTCCTGCTCTTGTTATTAAATATTTTTTATCAGATTTTGTTAAATCATCAATCAATTTACAACTTGTGTCAAAGTCTAATCTTTTATCAATTCTCATTAAAAATTTGGTATTGTTTTTCTCTGACAATCTAATTTTATATCATTATTAGGTTCTACTAATAGATATGGACCCATAACTATGTCAGTGTGGTTATAGGTTCTATAATTTGTATTATGTACATGAAATGATTGAATTTGTAAACTTGGATTCTTAACATTATATCCTAGTTCATGATAAATTTGAACAATTCTATTATCACATCCTGGCTTACCCATTGTGAAATTTAATCTTTCATCTGTTTTAATTGGAGACTGATATATCCAACAATCTTGTGATAGTTGACCAGTTGTTATATTTCCCCTCCAAGGGTGATTATAAAATTGTGCAAACCATTTTCCATCTTGATTTACTAAATCCCATCTTGTTAATGCAATAAATGTATTATTAAGGTTATCATTTAGGAAAGATAATGTTTGATTGAAAAAAATATCACCATTTGATATTATACAAATTTCATTTTTCAAATTTTGATTTGACCAATCAATAAGAAAATTATAAGTTGGTCTATTATTGATTTTAATGATCTGAATTTTATCAGATTGTATATCTAATACAGAATTATCTGATATAAATACCCATATTTTTTTTATTTCAGAGTTTTTTATGTTTTCGTTTATACAATATTTGTATTCTATATCTCTTTGCTTATTTGATGATTGGAAATATTCAATTAGTAGATTCACATATTTATTTAATTTTCTTCATATTATATATGATAATGATTGTTTGTTTTAATATATACTCTATGAATATTAAAGAAACTTTTCTTAAATTAACCGAATTTACCACACCTTATGGACATGAATCTGATCTTGAACATTTATTACCTAAAGGAATTCAAAAGGATGAATGGGGTAATTACTTTATAAAAATTGGTTCATCTGAAACACTTTTTACCTGTCACTTAGATAACTATTGTAAAGAAAAAGAAAAAATAAATCATATAATTGAAGGTAATATTATTAAAACTGATGGTACTACAATATTAGGTGGTGATAACAAAGCTGGTGTGACCGCTATACTTTATATGATATCACAAGGTGTTCCTGGATTCTACTATTTCTTTTTAGGTGAGGAACCGATATTATCTGGTGGTTGTTGGGGTTCAAATCAATTGGTTGAACATAAGCCCGAATTTTTAAAAGGATTTAAGAGAGCAATAGCTTTTGATAGAAAAATGATGGGATCAATTATTACGAGACAGATGGCTCAAGATTGTTGTTCTAATCAGTTTGTAGATTCTTTAGTTGATGAGTTTGTTAAGGTTGGTTTACCGATGCAAAAAGATAAGACTGGATATTATACGGATACTGGTAATTTTATAGAATTGATACCGGAGTGCACTAATATATCAATTGGTGTTTGGAACGAACATCATACTAATGAGTATGTTGATATTTCTTATACTGAAAAGGTTGCAAAAGCTGCGTGTAAAATAAACTGGGAAAGTTTACCATTTATAAGAGAGCCAAAATGGTGGTTAGATGAGCCCGAATATAGTTCAAATGATGAATTTATTAAAAAGTATTCACATTTTTATAATAGAAAATCTGATGATAAAATATTTATGATTATATCTGATGCTTTAGATGATGAGAATTATTTATTAATGAGTAGATATGGGTTTGAACCGGGTAAAGAGATGGTATTTAATAGTTGGTTTGAGGAAAAAACTATTCGTGTTAAGGTGTTGAATGGTCAGATTGAAATGAATGGTAAAAAAATTCCAAATAGTAAAAAACTTAAAAAAACTATAATTAAGTATATAAAAAAAGAGAGTCAATAATTGACTCTCTTTTTTTATTTTTTTGTTGTTCTTTTCTTTTTACAAGAAACAACCATTTTATCATCTTCTTTATTATAATCCAAAGTTAAAGTAGAACCTTTATCTGGATTGGAAGCTATTATTTCTTCTGTAATTGGATCTTCAATATACTTTTGAATTGCTCTTTTCAAAGGTCTTGCTCCATAGTCTGGGTCATATCCTTTTTCAGCAATGTGTTCTTTAGCATTTTCAGTAAGAACTAAATTATATTCTAATAATTTAACTCTTTCTAATAGTTTTTCAATTTCAATCTCAATAATTTTATTAATATTTTCTTTACTTAAAGAGTTAAACGTAATAACATCATCAATACGATTTAAGAATTCCGGTGCGAATGTTTTCTTTAATTGTTTTTCTATAACCGCTTTAGATTCGTCGGTTTTAGAATCCTCTTTTGATTTAGTATTGAATCCCACACCTGTTCCAAAATCTTTTAATTGGCGAGAACCAGTATTAGAGGTCATGATAATTACTGTGTTCTTAAAATTAACTTTTCTTCCTAAAGAGTCAGTTAATTGACCATCATCTAAAACTTGAAGTAATAGATTAAATACTTCTGGGTGAGCTTTTTCTATTTCATCCAATAGAATAACAGAATATGGCTTACGTCTTACTTTTTCTGTTAATTGTCCACCATCTTCATGTCCAACATATCCTGGAGGTGCTCCAATTAAACGAGATACTGCGAATTTTTCCATATATTCACTCATATCAATTCTAATTAAAGAATCTTCTGAATCAAACATATATTTAGCTAAAATTTTAGCTAATTGTGTTTTACCAACTCCAGTTGGACCTAAGAATAAGAAAGTACCAATAGGTTTATTTGGATCTTTAAGTCCTACTCTACCACGTTGAATTGATTTAACAACTTTAGATACCGCTTCATCTTGACCAATAACTTTACCCATAATTGATTCAGGCATCTTAGATAGTTTTTCATTTTCTTTTAAAGAAACCTTTTGTAAAGGGATTCCAGTCATCATCGAAACAACTTCAGCAACATTATCTTCTGTTACGGTTTGTTTTTGAGTTTTTTGTTCTTCTTCCCATTTTTGTCTTGCTTCTTCAAGATTTGTATGAAGTTGTTTTTCAACATCTCTTAATTGAGCTGCTTCTTCATATCTTTGAGACCTAACAACTAATGTTTTCTTATCTTTTATTTCTAAAATTTTCTTTTCAATATCAACAATTTCTTTAGGTACAACGATATTAGAAATGTGTACACGAGAGCCGGCTTCATCTAAAGCATCCATAGCTTTATCTGGTAAAAATCTATCTGACATGAATCGTGATGTTAAATCAACACAAGCTTTAATAGCTTCTGGTGAATAAATAACATTATGATGTGTTTCGTATTTGTCTTTAACATTATCAAGTATCTCTAATGTTTCTTCTTCTGATGCAGGTTCTACAATAACCTTTTGGAATCTGCGTTCCAAAGCTCCATCTTTCTCGATATGTTTACGATATTCATCTAAAGTGGTGGCTCCAATAATTTGGATTTCTCCACGAGCTAAAGCAGGTTTAAACATATTGGATGCGTCTAATGAACCGGATGCTCCACCAGCTCCAATAATAGTGTGGATTTCATCAATAAAAAGGATAATATCGGGTTGTTTTTCTAATTCAGCCATAACAGCTTTAATTCTTTCTTCAAATTGACCACGATATTTTGTACCTGCTACCATAGAAGCTAGGTCTAAAGTACAGATTCTTTTATTGAATAAAACTCTGGATACTTTACGTTGAGTGATTCTAAGTGCTAATCCTTCGGCAATAGCTGATTTACCAACACCTGGTTCTCCAATCAAGATTGGATTGTTTTTCTTTCTACGAGAAAGAATTTGAGATACTCTTTCAATTTCTTTTTCACGACCTACGATTGGATCGATTTTTCCTTCTTCGGCCATTTTAGTTAAATCTCTACTGAAAGAATCAAGAACTGGTGTTTTTGATTTGGGATCAGTTGACTTTTTGGGATTTTTATAACGATCTGAATCTTCTTCATCGTCTTCAAGAGACATCTTGATATCTAACAATTCTTCGTCTGAAATTTGATTGTGTTTATCCATTATTAATTAAATTTTGGTTTGTATTTTATATCTATATATTGTTGCAAAGTTTAAGCTAATCTAAATTGTATTAAGAATTTTCTTAAAAACAAGTTCTTTTCACCACCAATTGACTCTACCCACTTATTATATTCTCTCTTATATTTCCATGGATTTATAGATGATACTAAGTCTGGTTCATAGTCTGGGTATTTAACACGATTGAATACTCTTTCATCAACTATAAAAGTAATGCCAGTTAATTGATCTCCCAAATCTGGTTCGTAAAATTCAGTACAAAAGACACCATTATCTTTAAGTGTTTGTAAGTGTTGATTAAGTGTTCCTAGTCTTTCTGGGTTAGTATTAGTTGTACCACCGTTTAGGATGATATAGGTTTTCCAATTTTCTAACCAGTCTAAATAAGAATCAACATCTGATTGAGATATTGTTTCTTTTTTCCCTAAAATTGATTTGATTACTTTTAAAGTAAATTCGTCTTTTGTGTGTCCATATTGGATACCTTGTTGAATAGGACTAATGTTGTATGGAACTAATCCCATCATCCTAAGTTCAAGTTTATTTTTCATTTTCATTTTTCATTTTATATTTTTTTAATCCAACTCTACCTTTTTTCCATCCTAAAGAGATATAGTTATCTATTTCATTATTTTTTATTCTTTTGTTTAGAGAATTTTTATTTACCCAAATTGTATCAAAATGTGATGAAATAGTTCTTTTATTTTTCTGTAAAGTTCCCAATATCCACCCATTATCTAAATACAGTTTTACTTCATCAATATTTACTAATTTTTGAGATATACCATTATTAATTTGTTTTTTGTTCCAGTTTCTATGGCTTTTACCTTTATTTGATGTAAAAAAGTTATTGTGTACTAACTCACCATTTAAATATCTATCGTCATTTTTTGATACAAGAAATATATTACCTTCTTTATTTCTAACTAAAGTTAATCCTTTTGTTATTCCAAAATACTCAACCCCAAAAAGAGGATCCTCTTTATGAATGGATACAATTTTACCACTTTTACTAATAGCAGTTATTAGGTTGACTCTATGAAATCTACCATTAGGTATCGAGTAGTTTCTATTTAGTGAATCATCTATACTATTAACTATGATATATCTTTCATATAATATAGCCTCTTCCATAGATTGGAAATCTGAACGTATTATTTCTTTTTTTAGATTTTTAATATTTGGCTTCCAAGTATAAGGTGATCCTAAATATTTATCTTCAAATATATTACCATCGAATTTTCTAGAACCAATATAGTATTCATTTGTATAGATATCGGTCACTTTGTAAACATAAAACATTTGTACGGACTTTTTTATTTATATATAAAAAGTCAATCCATACATTTATAATTTTAATTTTTTACAAATTTCATATTCTTCACAATCTTCAAAATATTTAATAAGTGTGAGTATTTCTTGTTGGGTTGCTTGTAATTTACCAAGATTTATTTGTAGTGCTTTATATAAAAACATTACATGATCTTTTTCTTTTTCCATTATTTCTGTTTCTCTTAGCCACTGTATTCTTTCTATTTCATTCATTTATTTATTGCTTTCAATATTTTTCTAATTCTTCCGGTTCTAATCATTCGTAATCTAATATGAGATGATCCGGGTATCTTAATTGTACTTTTATAATCAATAAAGAGGTTCCTGATATCAGAACCTCTATAATTATTTAATAGATTTGCTTCTCTAATGGATCCTTCTATTTCTATTATACTATTCATAGTTAATATAGTTTTCCAATACAGAACGGAAGCTTTCAACTTGACGATTAAGTAAGATCATTTCTTCTTCAAGATTGCCTTTTGGTCGGTAGTTTCTAAAATTTTTAACAGTTAGAAATTCCATTTGATATCCACTTTTTGTGAAAATAGTGAACAGTAAGGTTGTTGAATTTGGTCGGTTATTACCTTGTACCCAAATTTTTGAAAATTCTGGTCTAATTCTTGGTTCTATAAGATTGCTTAGGTTATGTAATGTTAATTCAAAATTTGTCATTTTTCTATTTTTAGAGACAATGCTCGGTTACTAAATTGTTTTAATCCTGTTACTTCGAGTAACATAATATCTTCTATGAACTTAGGAATTTTAAGGTCATATTTTTTGTTTGGAATTTCGATTTCAGCGATAATCAGATGATATCCACTATTAAATTTATCAACTTCCCATTTAAGGTCACCATCTTTGTATATCCATCTTTCTTTAGAAATATGTTTAGATTCAATTCCTGGTGACATACATTTTTTTCTAAAAGATTCGAACTGTTCTTTAGTCATTTCATATTCATCTTCCATATTCACACCTTTAGAAACTGATTTTTTTACGGTGTGTATATACATATCGCCTGTTTTATCTGAATGGTAAGTTCTAGCTCTTTCCCAGACTCCTTTTTCATTCTTAAAGTAATATTGTTCAATTTGATGAACATCATCTTCTTTAATTTTTGGCAAAGATTTAACAATGAATTTGCGTTCGATTTCTAATTTCATTTTTCTTTTTGATTGTTTTTTATATGTTTTTCAACTTTTTCAAATACTCTACTGATAATAAGTAATCCAATTGTTAAGAAAATTGGTGTAATATATGAACCAATTCCTACTAAAATACCAATTACACTTACTACCCATATGAATGCCGCGGTGGTTACTCCAACAATTTTATCATCATGTTTTACAATAACACCTGCTCCTAAGAAACCAATACCGGTAATTATTTGCCCAATTATCCTGGTTGGATCTGTATGTTCTAATGTATTCGAAATATAAAATGAAATAGCGGTCAACAATGCACAACCAACACAAATAAGTATATTGGTTCTAATACCTGCTACTTTTTGTTTGAGTTCTCTTTCGTATCCAATAATGCCTCCACAAATTGTAGCAACTAAGAGTTTTGGAAATAAGAATGGAAGTAAATGAAAAATTTCATAATCTATTGTTGACATATAATGTGTATTTTATACAAAGATAAGTAAAAGTTTTTTAAAAACAAAAAGACCGATAATATTATCGGTCTTTTTTGTAATCAACGATTAAATAAATTAACCATTAACTTGCTGTGAAAGCTTAGAACCAGCTCTGAATCTTGCTACCTTCTTTGCAGGGATAGAGATTTCAGCACCTGTCTTAGGGTTGCGACCTTTACGAGCTTGACGACTTGAAGTTTCCCAAGTACCAAAACCAACTAAAGTAACTTTTTCACCGTTAGAAAGAGCTGTTTCGATTGCACTAACCATAGCATCAATTGTTTCACCAGCCTTAGTTTTTGTTAAACCAGTTGAGTTAGCAATTTCATTAATTAAATCTGCCTTGTTCATGTTACGAATTTTTTATTTTTATTATGAAAACTTATAGTATTCATATGTTCGTTATATACCTATAACCGGCCGTTGTTTTAAAAGTTTTAAAATAATTTGAATATTTTTTAAAATAAAAAAACCTCTTAAAAAAGAGGTTTTTTTAGTAGCAATTTAACATAATATAAATTATAGGCATTATAATTATCAATACCTCCAAAATATTCAATAGGATAAAAATGTTGTTCTCCGTCGAATTCTATTAATAAATTATATTCCTTCAAATAAAAATCAAAGGGTAATTTTTTATTAAATTTACATTCTTCAAAGAAAAATTACTTTTTTTATATTTAAGCTAAAGTTTCAACGGGTCTGAATATTTCTTTAGTTCTGTTTATTTTTTCTTCTTGGATATTAAAAATTAATATATACTAAAAATAACCAAAATTATGAAACACATTAAACTATTTGAAGACTATAATAGATTATTTGAGCACCATTTAGGGTTGAAGAATTTTAATACATCTCCTGAATATACTAAGATATGGAAAGAATGTAAATCTATTGAAAAGGATTATCTGACTAAAAAGGGGTTAAGTA